GCGCTGACAGGATTACCGGGTTGTTTTCAGCGCACCGGCCCATGCGTTCACCTGATTGAGCAGCGTGGACAGTTCCTCCTCGTGGCGGGGATGCGGTTTGAACACGGAAAAATTTTCAAAGTCCGTCATGAGTGACAGGAGTACCTGCTGACGCACATCAGCAACCTGCAGTTCCCCCAGCACCAGGCGCAGGTTCTCAGCAGCACGCGCCCCACCGGCACTGCCATAGCTGACAATTCCTGCAGCTTTGTTGTTCCATTCGCCGTAAATAAAGTCGATAGCGTTTTTCAGCGCCCCCGGCAGCGCATGATTGTATTCAGCTGTGACAAACACAAAAGCATCCAGCCCGCCGATTTTCTCCGCCCACTTCTTTGTATGGGCCTTCTCATACTGGCCATATGCGGCCGGCATTGCTTCGTCCAGCAGGGGGAGGTTGTATTCCTGCACGTCGACAATCTCATACTGCGCGTCTCCGCGTTTGTTTGCGTTTTCCAGTACCCAGTCGGCCACGCCTTTTCCATTCCGGCCAGGGCGCATGCTCCCTAGGATGATACCAATTTTCAACATTTTCAAAGATCCTCAATTTCTTCATGGTTTTCCGGGATTACTCTCCCAAGTAAATCGGATGCATTATATGATATTCGCATCCTCAAAATGAATATAACCGGGATTGCCAACGGATAAACAACTTCGCCCGTAAATGCTGCCGGTGTTCACATGAACTGGTAAAAGTGGAACCGCGGCATAATATCCGTGACTTCGTTGCTATAGAGGGAGTCAGGCGCCCTGAACCGGGTCGGCGTGCACTTCTTCAGCTTGCGTATGCTCTGTCACTCCCTCCCGGCCCCTTGATAAAGGCTCCGCTTGGGAGCCATGGCCTTTTATCAAACCTTCAATTGTATTTCTTTACCAGCTTGTCGAAGAAGGCCTTGTCTTCACCGCTTTTCGGCTCAACGTCCCGGCCCCTCTCATAGCTGACGACCGTCAGCCCGTCCCGGCTTATCTGCAGCTTGGAAATCCTGCCGCCATCTATGCCAAACTCTGAGCCGGTATCGTAGTGCTTTACCCAGTGGCTGTACCCGTTTTCTTTTCCCTGGCTCCACATTTTCCTTGCCCTCCTTGTCTTTCGGTAGTGCATATATCACTCCAAACCGGATATATTGCAAGCGAAATAGTGAGTTTTTTCAAGGGAATTACTATATATCTTTCTCTCCGGTGAGGATGAACCGGGCGTACTCCTTCTTGTGTTCCTGCAAGAACAGCACCAGCTCAAAGTAGCCCTTTTCGTAAGCCAATCTCTGGACGCGCGTAACGTCAAACATGTTCGTTTCGCCTGTCTCCCGGATAGCCATGATCTGCTCGATCACTTTGTCAGTCATTCTGTTGTTGCTCCTTTGACCTGTCTGCCGCCTCTTTCAACACGGCAGGATCGAATCCCGCGCACCGATATCCTTCCAGGATGGCGGAATAGTAGTTCCCGCCGGGCTGTCCCAGCAGTCGGCCGGGCGTCATGACATACACCATAGCCTTGACCGTTTTCCCCTTCAGAGGAAGTCCCACTGTCTCTTTCCCATAGAGGAAGGGGTAGCCCTCATAGAAATCCAGCGCCTTCTCATCCTCGGGTGTTATCTCCCACACCAGAACCGGAACGCTGCCGCCTTCACAGGGCTCGACCGTGGCCACGCTGCCCCAACGTGCGCCCCGGAACATGAGTTGATGGTCCTTAAGTACGCTGGCGCCAAGGACCCGGGCAGTGGGGCACCTGCGCGCCATCTGCCCAAGGTTCAGGTTCGATCCGTAAGCCGTGTACAATTTCTTCTTCATTTTCATTGTCTGCCTTCCTCAAGCCGCCCGAAATCGCCAGGCCGCCGAGCCTCCCAGATGCGTCGTCAGGTGTTCCCGGCAGTTGGCGAACTCTTCTCCAATGAACCCGATGCGGTTGAGGTAGGTCCGCATGGCGAACTTTTCGTTGTCCGTCTGAGGCTTCCTTGCGCTGGCGCAGGTCTGGGTCAGCGCCTGGTGGTTGAGCGCCAGGGCAAGGACGATGTAGCTGCGCATCTTACCGGCGTGGAGCTCGGAGTTGAAGCCCCGCAGCTCGACCGTGTGGTTGCCCGTGAAGAAGCTGTGCAGGTTCAGGAAGTGGTAGCGGCTCTGGTGGTAATGCTGGTTCCTGTTTTCGTTGTAGCCCTCGTACCAGATCTCCTCGATGGCGCGCACGGTCCTCGGCCTTTTCCGGTTCATCTTCTCGACCAGCAGGCTGTCCATCTTCATGCAGTAGCGCGTGCGCTCCGCCGGGATCTGAAGGGCTTTGTAGAAAAGGTCGTTCTTGCTGGCGATGATGTTCACGAAGTTGCGGATGCTCCGCACTGTGTGGCTCGCGCCGTCAAGGTGGACGTGGATCCCGTTTGAGAAATTGGTGAAGCCTCCGGCGCGGCGGAGCTTCCTGACCAGCTCCTGCAGGGTGTCGATGTCGTTGTCGTAAGTTAGGATCGGGCTGACCAGTTCGACGCTGTAGTCGCGGTTTGCGCTGATGACCGCCCCGCCTGCTTTCTTCTCGCAGCGGATGCTGCCGTCGCTCATGAAGGTCCAGGTCCGGCCGTCCGGCGCGAGGATCTGCTTCTTGTCGTAGTAGCTTCCGCCCTCGACGTAGGTCCCGTTCAGGTGCTCCACCGCCACCCTGGCTGCCTGTTCCCTGGTGATGCCCGTGAACTCGATCTCGATCCCAAACCTTGCGCTCTTCATTTCTGGTTTCTCCTTCAGGTGTGTTTCCGCTTTGCGGTGACACATATATCACTCTGAAGGCGATTATTATCAAGCGAGTTGTGAGGATATATCAGAGAAAACGCACACAATCTTTCGGGCAAATGATTGTGTGATGTACACTAAATCTTGCGAATTTTGTCCTCGTCGAATACGATGCCAAGACTACTGCCCGAGTCCCAGGAAACGAAAATGGAGCAAATATCGTCGATGAAAGAGACGGAGCCCTGATCGCCTGGCTGGAGTCTCGAGTAGGGATCTCTCATTCTGACCAGCGCGACGCGCGTGCCTTTCGGGTATTGCATTCGGAGGTGCTCAACAGTCTCCCGGCTGGGAAAGTCATTCATCGGCACTCACCTCCACACGTGGGGTGCCGTCCCGGAAAGCGCTGTTGCCGCTCAGGTTTTTCAGCAGGATCTTTCTTGTCGCCTTGTACTCATCCCCAATGAAACCCAGCCGGATGAGAAATACGCGAAAGGCAAACTTTTCATTTTCTACCAGCTTTTCTTTGGAAGTCACGCGCTTTTGTGTCCTAGCAATTGAGCACAGCCCCGTAACAAGCTGTGAATAGGCTGTCGCCTCTTCGCCATTGATGGGGAGCGGGAACCAGGGAAACTGTAGGACGCTGCCTTTCCGGATGATGGACAAGGATTCTGTGTCGATTGCTTTCATGATAAGCGCGGTTTTGCTCGCCACCAGCTTTTCCAGGTTGGCAAATGATTCCTCCGTGAAGCCTTCCAACGGCATCTCAATGGTGAGCACATCCCGCTCATCACAGTCGCTGGCCTGCGGGCCTTCTGCGTTGTAGTCACAGTCGTAGTTTGGGTGTGTACCTCCGCCAAAACTTACGATTGGCGGTGCGTCATCGATAAAAGCTGCGGGTTCGACATCGTAGGTTTTCTCTTCAGGCATTAGGCTGTACAAGCCTGAAAGGTCCGCGATAAGTCCCCAATCGTCCGGCCCGTTGAGTGTTCCCTCTTTGTCAATGCTGTAGCTGCCGGATTCGTAAGCGAATGTTGGGGCGCCTTTGTAATTGAGAGGCTTTTCCAGAAGTTCGCTGACTGCGAGGGCTAGTTTTTTACGTCCCGCTCCTTTGAGGTTGAACTTTGCTTCCATTGTCATTCCTACCTTTCTCACGCCTTGTGTGGCGTTTTGGTAGTGACATATATCACTCTGAAGCGATCAAATAGCAAGGCAATTCCTCACTTTTTCTCATCTTTCCTAGCAACTTTATCATAAGGGGTTTGTTTGCCGTTCCTGACCAGGAATACCTGCCCGGATGAACCACTTTGCTCAATGTAGCGATTGACGATCACATCGCAGTACTTTTCGTCCAGTTCGACCATGTGGCAAACCCGTTCAATCTGTTCACAGGCGATGAGCGTGCTGCCGGAGCCGCCGAAGGGATCCAGCACGATGCAGTTAGTCAGGCTGGAGTTCATGATGGGGTAGGCGATTAGCGCGACCGGTTTCATGGTGGGGTGCTCGCCGTTCTTGCGCGGCTTGTCAAACTCCCAGATCGTGGACTGCTTCCTGTCCGTGTACCATAGGTGCTTGCCCTTCTTCTTCCAACCAAAGAGCACCGGTTCGTGCCTCCACTGGTAGGGCGATCTGCCAAGCACCAGGCTCTGCTTTTTCCAGATGCAGGTGCCTGACAGGTAGAAGCCCGCGTCCCTAAACGCCTTACGGAAGTTGTAGCCTTCGGTATCGGCGTGGAACACATACACGGATGCATCTACTGCCATCGCCTTCTCCATGTTCACAAAAGCGGCCAGAAGGAATTGGTAGAACGCCTCGTCTTCCATGTTGTCGTTCTTGATCTTCCCGGCGCTGCTTTCGTAATTTACATTGTAAGGCGGGTCGGTGACCGCAAGATTGGCCAGCTTCCCGTCCATCAAGCGCTCAAGGATGCCGGGATCCCGTGCATCGCCGCACACCAGCCTATGCCGGCCAAGCAGCCAAAGATCATCCGTGTGGCTGAGTGCGGGCTTTGCCAGTTCGGCGTCGACATCAAAGTCATCTTCCTTGATGCCGTCCCGGAGGGTATCCTTGAACAGGTCGTCAATCTCGGCTGGGTCAAACCCGGTCAGCGACACGTCAAAGTCTACGCCCTGCAAGTCGGCAATCAACAGAGCCAGTTTCTCTTTGTCCCATTCACCTGAAATCTTGTTCAGCGCGATATTGAGTGCCTTTTCCTTTTCCTCCTCCATCTCAACCACCACGCACTCGATCTCGGTGATGCCCATATCGATCAGCACCTTCAAACGTTGATGCCCACCAATAATGTGGCCGGTCACCTTGTTCCAGATGACCGGCTCGACGTATCCAAACTGCTCCATTGAGCGCTTCAGCTTATCGTATTCAGGATCACCAGGCTTCAGATCCTTGCGGGGATTGTAATCCGCAGGCAGAAGTTCCATTGCATTCCTTTTCTCAATCAGCATACTTCCTTACCGCCTCCCGCAGCTCTTGATAACGGTCCAGCCACTCCCATCGAGAGAGCGTTCTGTTGAAATGTCCATAGGTCGCTGTATCTGCGTAGATAGTGTCGCGCAAGTTCAGCGTTTCAATAATCGCCGCTGGGCGGAGACTGAATACATCAAGGACCGCTTTACGCAGCGCTTCATCCGAGACAGGGCCTGTGCCAAAGGTATCTACCTCTACCGCGACGGGGTCTGCCTTACCAATGGCATAGGATATGGCCACCTGACAGCGTTTGGCATAATTGCACTGGACAATGTTTTTTGCAATAGCCCTGGCCATATATGCACCCGAGCGATCAACCTTTGTTGGGTCTTTGCCGGAGAATGCTCCGCCTCCGTGAGCGGCAAGGCCACCATAGCTGTCCACCATAATTTTGCGACCGGTCAAACCAGTGTCGGCAGTAGGACCACCTTCAACGAAACGACCGGAGGGGTTGACCAGGATTTCGGTGTTGTCATCAAATGGGAAATTCTCGAAAACCGGCCATAGCACTTGGGAGATGATTTCACTTCGGAGAACCTTCAAATCCTTATCTGCGCGGTGTTGTACTGAAACAACAATGGTTTTTATCCGCTTGGGCTGGTCGTCCTCATACTGGACAGTGACCTGGGCCTTTCCATCAGGGCCGATGCCTTTGATGACACCGTTTTTCATTGTGCTGTCGAGCTTCCGGCAGATAGCATGAGCGTATACGAGAGGGAGGGGGAGTTTTTCAGGCGTTTCATCTGTGGCATAACCATATACAGTACCCTGGTCACCGGCACCAAGCATGGAATACCAAGAAGTATCACCGGCGCGGGATTCCAGTGCCCGATCCACACCACTTGCTATGTCCTTGCTCTGCTGGTGAATGAACACAGATACTCTGAACTCCCGAGGGTTGTAGCCGACATCCTCCAGAACGCTGCGAACCACCCAACGGATGTCTACCTTCTTCGAGCAGGTGATTTCGCCCGCTACGATGATCTTGCCCTTGGTAGCCATGACTTCGCAGGCCACACGGGACGATTTGTCCCTACGAAGGCACGCGTCAAGGATACTATCGGCGATGAGATCGCAGAGTTTATCGGGGTGTCCCATGCAAACGCTCTCGGCAGTTAAGTATTTTGGCATATCATTTCCCTTTCCGGGCGGTTAAGAGCCGCTCCATCACGTCATCCTGCGGATTCGCGCCGCTGTACTCACCAGTGCAGTTGTCCTTGACGATTTGAAAAATCTCCATCCACAGGCGGTTGGTCTGGTTCATGTAGTTCTGTCCCATCGCCACATAAGGGCTTTGGATGGCATTACCCGTGGTTGGGTGCTTCGCCAGAAAGCCGTACTCAGTGACAGCCTCCTCGCATTGAATCCATCGCGCCACGCTCATGGCATAACGCTCCAGAAGCTGTGGAGAAACAAGTGCTGCGCAGCCGCGCTCGTTCAGCCAGGTCCAAGAAGATTTGAAGATTTCGCTTGCGACAAGTATCTTGCCATCCTTCTGGACAGCTTCGAGCATCTTGTTAGGTTCGGGCATCGTCTGTCCCTGCAGGTCTGCTGTGTCAGAAAAATCCATGACGATCAATTTCCTGCCACCGGGGTTTCCGGTTAGGATTTTGTCGGCGAGTGGTTTCTTTTTTGCGCCTGCACCGACCCTGGCGCCGCCACGGTTGGTTCCGTCTTTTGCCAAACTATCACCTCACTTGCTGAGCCAGCGCTATTCCCTCGTTTGAATCTGCGTTTTTTTACGCGTGACCCCCTGCCGCTGTCCTACCCCAAAGGGCACAGCGATTGCGATCCCCCCATGGGGATGTCCTGTTTCCATGTTCTCCTGTTCACAATATCGTTGACGTGTCGCTGGGTCACACTATACTGAAGGGACAATTCTCTTTGTGACTTACCTTCGTTTGCGAGTTGAAGGATCGTCAAGACGTCACTTAGTGAAAGTCTCGCGGAACAGGACTTCTCTCCGTGCCTAAGGCAAGCGGCAGTTCCATGGAGAATGGAGTCTTGCGTGTTTTCTTTTGCTGTACCCCAACGTAGGTTTTCAGGATGATTATCAAGTCGATTGCCGTTTAGGTGACGGCATACTTGATCTGATACCCGTGGCTTGTCATAGGCCATCAGCACTAACTGATGGACAGGCATTTTCTTGTGCCGTTGCTTTCCGGAGTAGACCTTGACATTTACGTGATAGTAACCCTTGTGCAATCGCTTCTTAAGCAGCAGTAGGTTGCCACTTCGGACAGAAAAAATGTCACCTCGGTTATCAGCGAAATAACCTGGGTGACCCTCGATAGCTTTCATACTTCGGTCGTTCATTCCATTAACCCCAACGGTCGCCGCTCTGGACGGTAATGCGCGAGTGACAGGGCTTGCACAGAGCCATCAGGTTCCCTGCTTCGTTCCCGCCGCCTTTGGATAGCGGAAGGATGTGGTGTACTTCCTCGGCAGCGGTGAGCCTGTTCTCACGAAGGCACTCTTCACACAATGGATTCAGCCGGATGTACCGGTCCCGTATCCTTTTCCAGGAGCGTCCATAGCGCTTGTTGGAAGCGGGATCGCGTTCAAACCGGTTGTAGTGGTTATCCATAGCCTTCTGATGTTCAGCACAGTATTGCTCACGCATGGCGAGCCGACCGCAGCCGGGATAGGCGCATGGACGTTTGGGTTTGTATGGCATCGGGCATCTCCTTCAAGCGCATAAGAAAGAGCCTTCAAGGATTGCTCCCTGAAGGCCCACCACTGATCGTCATTTGCCACCCTAATACTATCACGGGAAGCAGGTGTCTTTCAGTGTCTTTTCATGTCCAGTTCGTAAGATATCGGGATTCTGCACTCTTCCAGCGCCTGGGCGTGGAGCTTGTGGATATAGCGCAGGTCATAACCCATGTCCACTGCGATTTTCTCCCAGGAGAGGAAGCAGAGATACCGTTTCTCCAGAAGGGTCTGGAGCTCTGGGTTTGCCACGGCCTTGATGACCCCCATGATCTCCCTCTTGAGGTCAACCAGCGTGTCAATGTCGTGGTTGATCTCGTTTTGCAGGTCAACAATGTTGGAGATGGCATCGCCCATCCGGGATGTGGAAGCGCCAGGGTTCTTCGGCATACCAGTCAGGATCATGCTGCAGTTCGTTGCCAGATCATTGAGGGAATCCACCTGCTGCAGTTTGGACTTGATGCGGGTGTCAAGATAGCGGGCCTGAGAAAGGTAAGCTTTGTTAGTCATGGCAGGCCTTTTCCTTTCTCAGTTTGCTGATCAACATCTCGGGGTCTATGTTCGTGAGGATACCAAACCAGCGGGACCGGAAGAATCGCTCGATGTTGTCGCGCTCGGGTTCATCGTCATGGAGCCGGTAGTCCTTGACAGCCTGCAGGATGATAGCCTGTGCCAGTTCTTCAAAGGGATTCACCATCTGTACCTCCGATAGTTATTACTCTCGGATTGACACGGATTGTCTTTGTTTATCTCAGATTTGCAGATCGGCTTTCACCGCATCGATCAGGGCAGCCTGTGTGCTGTCTTTCCTAGACAACACCTTCAGGATCCGCTCGTCGATGGTGCCCTTTGCCACGATGTGCTGCACCACCACCGTTTGGGAGCTCTGGCCTTGCCGCCACAGGCGGGCGTTTGTCTGCTGATACAGTTCCAGCGACCAGGTCAGTCCAAACCAGACGAGGCAGGAGCCGCCCGCTTGAAGGTTCAGGCCGTGGCCAGCAGATGCCGGATGGATCAGGGCTACGGGAAGTTCGCCTGCGTTCCACCTGCGGATGCTGTCGGTGCTGTCCAGCTTGGAAAACGATACCAGGAGTTTTTGCAGCCGCTGCGTGATGCGGGCAAGGTCATGCTTGAACCAATAGGCTACAAGCATCGGCTTGCCACCGGCGGCTTCGACCAGGTCCTCCAGCGCGTCCAGTTTTCGGTCGTGGATGGGAATGGTGCCACCCTCGTTGGTGTAGATAGCCCCATTGGCCATCTGGCACAGTTTGCCCGTGAGCGCAGCAGCGTTAGAAGCAGTGACTTCACCATCCGGGAGTTGCAGCACAAGGTCGCTTTTCATCTCGCTATATCGCTGGCGCTCTTCATCCGATAGGTGGACAGCATACTCACTGCTGACCAACTCCGGCATGATCAAGTGGTCGGTGGACCGCATGGAGATGGTGATATCGGAAATCTTGTCATAAATGCGCTGCTCCGCTCCGGGTTGGGGCTTGTAGCTGAAGATGACCTGGCCATTGCGCTTGTCCGGCTGGAAGTAGTCGAGCCGATAGTGACTGATGAACCGTCCAAGGCGAGCGCCCATATCCAGCAGCCGGAACTCCGCCCACAGGTCCATCAGACCATTGCTGGAGGGAGTGCCTGTCAGGCCGACGATCCGTATGACCAGCGGGCGGACTCTCATCAGGCTCCGGAATCGCTTTGCCTGGTAATTCTTGAAGGAGGACAGTTCGTCTACAACAAGGGTATCGTAGTTGAAGGGCAGCCTGCTCTCCTCAATGAGCCATTGGACGTTCTCGCGGTTGATGATGTAGATATCGGCTGGCTGCGTCAGTGCTGCGCGGCGCTCTGCTTCCGTGCCGACAGCTACGGAGCATATGAGGTTCTGGAGGTGATCCCACTTATCCACTTCAGCAGGCCATGTGTCCCGGGCTACTCGTAAAGGTGCAATCACCAGAATGCGGTGGGCCTCGAAACTGTCGAACAATAGATCTTTCAGCGCTGTCAGTGTCAACACAGTCTTTCCTAACCTAAGCCCATATCAAGGAATATCGCCGTGACGGGATTGGTCTTGATATACTCCGTCGCGTATCGCTGGTACTCATGTGCTATGAACTTCATTGGGCATCACCTCCGATCTCTTTGATGATCTGTTGTATTTGCTCTTCACCATCCAGGACGTAAACCTTGAAGCCAAGCCTTCGCAGTAGTCTGTGCCTTGCCAGTTGCAGCGGTCGTGGTTGCTCTCCCGGTGCTTTCACTTCCACGAAAGCCACACGGCCACCCGGCAGAAGCACGATGCGGTCTGGCATACCATCAGAGCCTGGACTCACGAACTTCGGCACGATGCCACAGGCAGATTTGACCGCTAAAGTTAGTTTTCGTTCGATTGCTTTTTCTCTCATTCTTATTCTCTCCATCAGAGGCTTTAAGCGGAGAAGTAACCTCGATGCAGGTCGTTACTAAAACTTTTCCATAGAGTGTTTTTTTCACCCTTAAGGGACTTTTTGTATATGACCTTTATCGAGGTTACTTCATCGTCTATCAGCTTAGAAAATCCTCAAAATCCCCATCGTCGGTTTTTAGCCTCAGTCCTGTGAAAAAACGCTTGTTATTTACCTTTATACGGCCAAACCCGGCAACCTCCAGTGCGGAATAGAAGTCCGTAGTGCTTCGGATATACTCATTTGTGTCAATACAGTAATTCCGATACCTCTGATAAAGCGAGCTTGAGCTTTCTCGGAAACTCGTGCCAAGTTCACACTTGTCTTCAAGGAAGTGACCAAACCAGTCGTTTTGAGCCCGGTACTCAGTAATGGCTTTCTGCACGCACTCCGGCACAGGAATTATGTAATCCAGCTCAATGACCTTCTTGGCACCTTCAATCACCCAGGCGAGAATGCTCTCCCCAGCGTTCTGATAGAGGTACTCGCTGTAATTCTTGATGTCGCTGCTGCCCTCAATTTTGGCGTCGAAGGGTATGACGATCAGCCTGCGCCAGATCCCATCATCGGAGGCGCTGACCTTCGGAAGGTGGTTTGTATAGAGAACCAGGGTGTGGCAGGGAGTGAAACTAAAGGGATCCTTGTACTTTTTCTCGGCAAACACCTCATCAGTCGAGCACAGCTGCTTGACGATGGAATCGTTGAGTCGAGCGCCCTCCTGCATTTCAGCCGCAATAAGCAGGCGTTTACCTTTGACCTCCGCCATTTCCGGCTTGATGTTGCGGCGGCAACCAACAGTCAGGGTATCTGCGGAGATATTGCCGCTGTACAGACCGAGAACACGCGAGACAGCGTTCCAAAAGGTGGATTTACCGTTGCGTCCGCCGCCATAGGCGATGATCAAGGCTTCCACATAGACTTTTCCGATTGCGGCGAGACCGCATATCATCTGCACATAATCGATAAGCTTCTGATCGCCGCAGAAAATGAGGTTCAAACTGTTCTTCCAGAGCTGTTCACCCTTGGCGCTGGGAGAAACGGAGGTCATTTTCGTAATGAAATCCTCTGCTGAGTGCTCTCTGGCTCCAGCCATGCCTTTCCGCAAATCATAGGTAGCAGCCGGCGTACAAAGAAGAAAGCAGTCCGCATCGAGATCTCGAGTTGAGATTTCCAGCATAGGACGGGACTCTTTTAGCGTCGCGCTGATATTCTTTGAATCTCGTCGGTCAATTGTGAAGGTCCGATATGCTTTTGATGCCAGGAATTCTCTGTACGCTTCGAGTTGCGTATCGTTCATCAGAGACTCCGCCTTTGCCTTTGACGAATTCTCGAGGATTCCCTGAGCGCCGCTTTCTGTCAGCCGCTTCATCGCTGCCCTCAGCTCTATTGTGGCTTCCTCCAATTGGCGGCGGGTCAGTTCATGAGCAACGGCTTGTGCGCCTGGCTCGGTTTCCTGCCAATAATGACTGCAGTAGCGGATGAAATGCGTGGCTGGAGAATAACGCAACTCGCCTGAGAAGTATTTGGCCAGCACCTCGGCCTGCCCCACATCGGAGTAGTCGCCGGGCTTATATGATGTCGGGTCATTGTAGACCTCGGGAGGAACATAGCCGTCCTGCTGTTGTACCTTTGTAAAAAACCGCCGGGCGCTATGCCAAATGGCTAAAAGTTCCTGTTCTTCAAGTGGGGGAGAGCATTTTGCGGCTTCCTCCAAAAAGCACTGGTAGGCAGTATCGCTATCACCGAACTTTTTGATGACACGACCGGCAAATCGGGACATAGTGGCGTTGCGATTTCCCTCTGGAATGATTTGATGAGACTGATGGCCTCCTGCCATGCCCGTATCGAAGTCGTCGTTCTCAAAGAACTCGGTCAGATTAATGCTGCCTGGGTAGATTTCAACCTCTGGAGTGGTCGTCCCGAAGAAGAATCGGGCGGCGTCAAGCGCCTGCGTATCAAAGTATGGGAAGATGGTGTTGACCAGCTTCTTCATATGGCTGTACGCGGTTGCATCGGTCATGTGCTCAATGGGAAATATCACATGGAACTTTGGCCGAGCGGGTTTGCCGCTTTTCTCGCGCTTGTTATAGCGGCTGTAATGAATGACAAAGGTGACACCGGGGAAGGCCTCCATCACATCGGCGGGCAGCACCCAATCTTCTGGTTGTTCTGAGTGATCGTTGTCGCAGTCCACCGGCAGGCAATCACTGCCGATGAAGTTTTCACCGTTTCGATAGCTGTTGCGGTATTCGGCGCAAACATAATCATGCCCCACAGCAGCTATCAGAGAATTGGTATCAGTGACTTCGACCTTGTGCGGGTAGGAACAGTTGCCGGGGTTGCCGACAAAATCGGCGTGATACAGCGTGAACACTAGTCGTGCACCTCCATTGCGCCGTCCTCCAGCACCTTAGTGATAAACTTGAGTGCACTAATCATCGTTTCAAGCTCGCAGTCACCACCGAGTGAAACCTCAAAGCCTTCATCCCCGAAGCGACCCAGCGCACGAACTTCAATATCTGTGCCGGCCAGGTCCTTGATGCGGAAATAGGTGCGGCTACCATGACCTGTGTCGCCACCTTGATATCCGTTGGTCCCCGCCTCAACTTCAAGAATATTGCAGCTGATAATTTCACGTGTGTATGTCGTTACTACCTGGCCGTGAACGATTTTTATTCCTTCAGTGACTGCAAACACCTTGTACCTCCTCACAGTCATCAGTAAAGTAGCGCAGGCGATAGTTTTTCCACCTGGCGCGCTTGATCTCAGTCTCCATGCCGGGGGATATCCTGCTTCCGAACACCCACACTTCCGAGCATTTGCTCATCAGCGCGTTGCCAAACAGCAGTCCCAGCAGTCGTTCCTTGGGCTTGTCTTCCTGCAGGAACTGCGGGAAAAGCAGATGTGGTGCGAGGGGGATGCAGCCCTTGTCAACAGCATGCCGGCTGTATACCTGCGCCGCCTTCACGTTGCGCTCCACATCCCCCGAGTAGGGAGAGCAGATATACACGATAGGCCGGAATGCCCGGAGCGCGCGTTCCTCCAGTTCGATGTTGGTGATGGCCTCATAGGCCGTAGGGTCGTCATAGCCCTCGCTGTTTTGTTTGTCCAACCTCATGTCAACCTCCATTTCGGATGGGCTTTTTGTCCACCTCTATTACCCAATGGAGGCATAAAGCAGATTTGAACGAATGAGGTCAATCTTTTTTATAGAAATCTGTCACGTACCCGTCCGCCCTGAGTAGAAGTCCTTTTGCCCAGGATGGTGTAGAGCCCATCAGGTCGCAGACGTCATCCAAACGGGCCGATTTCGGTACCTCGACGACCACTTCATCGTGAACATGCATGACGATCCGGTACCCTGCGGAGTCCAGGTGGAGCATGGCCGCTGCAAGAATGTCGCGCGCAGTCGCCTGCACGATGTTTTCCACAAACTTTGGCCCGTAGGAATCGAGCCGCTCCCACTTCTTCGTGCTGCCGACGCCTTCGTAGGTGATGCATTGGCCGCCGAATTTGTTCTCTCCGATTCGTGGCTTCACATAGGCGAGCTGCCTGCCGGAGGGAAGGGTAGTGAGCAGCATCCCGCTGTGACAGGAGAAGGTGACGCCATGCGTCGTGCTGGGACGCCTGTTCCGTACCGCCTCCATGGCAGCACGGTCTACATCCCACCAGAATTTGACAATTCTCGGATTCGCCTGCCGCCACGCATCGACCAACACCGGTAGCTCATTCTCATTGATCCCCATCTCCAAGGCGCCCATGGCTTTGAGCGCACCGACCGAGCCGCCGAAGCCAAGGGCCAATTCTGAAATCTTGCCTTTTTGCCGGAGATGCCCATTGACGCCATGCTTCTCCACAGGCACCTTGAACATCTGACTGGCGGAGGCACAATAGATGTCTCCCCCTTTGGCAAACACGTCCTGTCGCCATTGCTCACCGGCGAGCCAGGCGATCACGCGCGCTTCGATGGCGCTGAAGTCCGCAACAATAAATCGGGTGCCGGATTTGGGAACGAAGGCCGTGCGGATGAGCTGCGACAGCGTGTCCGGTACATCTTCGTAAAGCATCTCCAACGCTTCAAAATCGCCGCAGCGTACCAAGGTACGCGCTTCGGCTAGGTCCTGCAGGTGGTTCTGCGGGAGGTTTTGCATCTGGATAAGGCGGCCTGCCCACCTGCCGGTACGGTTAGCTCCGAAAAATTGAAACATCCCTCGAGCACGGCCATCGCTACAGACAGCGTTCTCCATTGCCTGGTATTTACGCACGGATGATTTGGCCAGCTGCTGTCGGAGGGAAAGCGCATCTGCGAGCTCCATCGGCGCGGTTTTCAGCAGTTCCACGACTGCCCTTTTGCCGAGCGTGTCAGTCTCCATGCCATTGTCCGCGAGCCACTGTTTCATCTGCTGAACTGAGTTCGGGTTCTCTAGCTCGGTCAGGTGCTTCATGGCTGCAGTGAGCTGTGCACGGGACCGACTATCTATACTGATGGCATTCCGCACCAGCGTCATATCCAGCCCGACCCCTCGGTCATTGATCTCCTGGTCCAGGTGGTTTTCCTCCCAGATGCTGTCCGGCGCCGGAAACTTGCTGAGTTTTTCCTGTATGGCCATTTCGGTTTCTACATCGCGGGCGTTGTACTGCTTGAACGCAGACCATTTGTCCGATGCATGATGTGGTCGGTTCCGGGTGCGCTGACCATTTGCCGTGGTTGGCGTGCACGGCTGGCAGAAAAACCTGATGAGGTCCTTGCCCTCGGTCAACTTCTGCTTATCCAGCTTCAGCACCGCGCCCACTCCTTCCAGCGACAGCGGCAAGCCCATCGTCGCGGCCCATACCATGGAGCACTTCCAGGACGAGGGCTTGAGGTATTCGCCAGTGGGAAGGCCCAGATAACGCGATAGGCAGATACGTTCAAACGTACTGTTGTGGGCAAATATCGTAACGTGATCATCAGTAAGTGCTGCCAGCACCTCGCCCGGGATCTTCTCTCCGCATGCCAAGTCGACAACCTGAACCGGCCCTCCATCCACGCTGTAGCCGAAAAGTAGGATCTCGAAGTCTGGTGACTCGACATAGCGATACACACCTGATTTTGCGAGGTTTGTGCTGGAAAATGTCTCAATATCAATGCTGAGTGATTTCATCCATTATACGTCCTTTCAAAACCCAGAAAGGGTGGCAGATCGCTCCGCCACCCCTAGGGAATCCGGGGTCTTATGCGAGGAAATCCTCGTCATCCTCGGTTGCGAAATCGGACTCAGCACTGATCTTGCCGCCGAGCGGTTCTCCGTCACTCACCTTCTGCAGGTTATTCAGCCCGCAGGCGATGCCCTTGTTGCCGTTGCTGTTAAAGGCGTAAAAGCTGATGCTGGCTCTGCCATACACCCCGGAGTACACCTCGGAACGGGTCAAAATCGGATTGCGGTCTGCGTCGACAACGCCAGGGGCAGAAGTAGCGTTCGCGTTGATGAAGTAGGCATTGGCATAGGCTGGGTCGTCTGGACGCTCGACGTCTCCATCCCTGAGCGGCGTTTTGATAGCTGCCAACGGGGGTACGGACTTCCCGCTGCCCTTCAGCTTGGCTTCGCCCTCATGGTAGGCGGCCTCAATGGCAGCCTTGACCTTCGCGACAGTCTTGATGTCCGACTTAGGGACAATGAGCGAAACGGAGAACTTGGGCGTACCGCCATTGATACTTTTGGGCTCCCACACATTGGCGAAGCTCCAGCGGGTATTGGGTCCAGTGATCACCTTCATCGGATTGGTTGCCTTATTGGCGTTGTTATTCATCTTCACTTTCCTCCGTAAAATCATTTTTGACTGTGTTCATGACCGGGCGTTTATCGCTCGCCGGCACAAGCGTGGGTTTCCCTTGGGGTTTTTCGATGTAGGCCGCAAGGAGTTCGTCAAAGCGGGTTTTGCCGAGTAGCTTCTGCATGGCAGTGATCCCCAGGACTTTGTGGTCATAT